CTGTTGTTGTAGGTGCCGGTGTTGGTTGCGGAACACTCTGTGCCGCAGGCTTGGCCGCTGAATTATTTGGCGCACTGTTTGATGTATCAATTTGTACACCAGCTGGACGATAAAAATTACCATACAATTCTGGATCATACATTTGACCATCAACACTTGCTTCAAACATTTGACCAATCATAGTCAATTCAGCTTCCGTTGGTTGCTTGGGAAGGAAATCATTTAGATTAAACAACCCATGTGCGTCAATTGCTGCACGTTCGTTACTGTCTAAGCTACGCTCTCTACGACTCCAGCTAGATGTTGAATAATCTGCATACTGACCTTTTGTTGTCTTAGTAAGACGGAAATCAGTACCTTGTTCAATATCTGTAGGAAGTTCTGTAAAATCACTGTCCATTAGTGCGCCTTTGATAATATTAAAGATGCTTGGATTGATGATAAACCTACGAATTGGATTGTCGGGAGTAGTATCTTCTTGTAGACTGTTTTCAGCTACAAAGCCTTGGAATACGTAACTACGCTTTTTCCAATACTTACGGCCCATGTCCTCCAGTGCAGGATCTTTAAACCAGTTACGTACTTCTGATAGTACTGGGCAACTGCCCACCGGTCCCCACATTTCATTACACGGAACGTTCACTGTGACTCGACGACTGTTAGGGTCGCCTTTCACTCCAGCAAATTCCAAACGAATCATTTGACGCTCACGCCAAAAGTATGTGTTGCTTGCGTCACCATCTGGTAAGAAGCGTAATACACTTGTTGAATTTTCTGGGATATTCCAAAATGGGAAGATAGCGTTATCGCCTCCTCCGCCTGAGCTGCTACGATTGCCGCCCTCTGATGCTTGTAGTTTTGCTCGAATTTCTGCCAATGTTGCCATAGTTATTCTCCTATAATTTGCCTATGTTTTATGCCTAAGTATGCCTTTGTGACTACTAACATATAGTCACTAGTATATGTGTTTTTTGTGTGCCTGTCAACCGAATATTTTATTGAAATCGTATTTTTCAAATGCGTGTTCAAATGTATTTTCAATTGGTTCACTGGGTACACGGGTTTCGCTCGCTGGTTGCTTTGTCTTAGACACTAATGTTTTGATAGCAAGAACTGCTTTCTTTAACATAGCACCATCTTTGATATTGTCAACCTCATCGTCAAATCTTGACAACAATACTGCGAGCTGATCCTGATCTTTACCGCCATCGATTACGCCTGCTAGATAACTAGCTGCCGCACCCAACTGTACGTTAAGTGACTTGTCTTTCATATTTGAATTAGCCATTGGATTTTCAGGATCGCTTCTGACGTCAACACCTTTGCGTAGTCTTACTTTGTCCATACCTATAATAGTATTGACTAGACTATCCAGTGTCTCTGCCGCAAATGCATCACGCTCTTTGAGACTTTTCATCTCTTTAACTAATGCATTTACATACGGTAGCGCATCATCTAGACTTTCGTCAAATGTGCGTACTGTAAACTGGTTACGAAGTTTTGTACGATCTGTTTCGTTGATCTTAACTTCTTTTGCTTCAAACTTCTCTTTTGTTTCGTTGTAACATTTACAACCTTTAAGTTTGTTGATTGATTCTCTAATAGTAGAAATACGCTGAGAGACTGCTTCCACTATTTCTGCTGTATCTTCATTTACCAAATTGTTGCGCTTACTGTAATTGGCAAACTCTTTTAATCTTTTGAGTTCGACTGTTTGTTCTTGAATATGCTTACCAAAGGCATCAGCAAATTCGCCGCCTTCTTTAACATGACGTAGCATAGCTCTGCCGCCTGCTAAATTATTGGTAGGCATTTTGAAACGTTCACCGTCTGCATTTTCAATGTAAATTGCATTGATGTTTCTACTTCTGCTGCCACGTGATTCTTCGTTCACTGCTTTTGTGTGTTTAATAATAAGTTTAGCACTTTCTAGCTTTTGATAACTGCTTTTGCTAGTACCGTATGCTGGGCTAATACCTTCTTCAATTTTCATGTCTCTCACCTTTTGCGCTTGGTAATCTTGGTCTTTTGGTTCTATCTTTTTAGTAAAACTTTTTAGTGTGTATTCAATAATACTGCGATTAGCTAGATTTTTAATCTGAAAAAGCGTATCTTTAAACTCGTCTAAGTCTGTGTTACGATTTACACTTACACGTATTTCTCTGTTACTATCTGTTTCATCTAAGTTGACCATACTGCCTAGATCTTTAAGATAGAATCTTCTAGCATTATCAGGATCAACTGTGTTTTCACCTTCGTCAGTATACAACTGTACTGAGACGCCGCTGCCTTTTAGAATCTTAAAGATCTCATTTGCAATTTTTTCACTAGTAATCATGATAGTTCCTTTATTATATTTATGTTAGAAACACAAAAGGCATAGGCTCAACCGACTCTTCATCTGAGAAACTATCTTTGAGCTCATCAAATGTAGCTTCGTCGTATTGCGCCACCTGTTGAGCAATACGCACAACTAGAACACATGCCATTACTAAATCATCTGTTTCACCGTCTTTAGCACTAAAACTACTGCCTCTGGCAATAAATGTTTTAATCTCTCTCAATAATGCACTACTGGCAATTTCCATCTTGTCTGTTTCGATCCAAGTTTTAAGTTTACTACATGCTGCAAGTTTACTTTTGTTTGTAGTGGTAAAACCTTTTCTGAATCCTCTGTTAGCACTGCGAGGCTGACTTATAAACTGACCTGGTATGTTTTCTTCCCCCATTTCAGATATCACCACAAGTGCCGCTTCTCCCAGTGTATTGTTTTCCACACTCCAGTATATTTCACTGTCTGGTGCATCTTCTTGCACTTGCACTAGCATACTGCGCATGATACGTATTTGTTCTGTGATGCTAGTTTTATTATGCATCCATTCCGCTACTTGGCGCATGCCCGGAAGTTCATATATCTGTATAGCAGCATTGTCTCCACCTGTTCCCAAACTTGGATCTAGGCCCGCAATATAAGTAGCACCTTTGGTAATGTTCTTATACCATCGCACTTGCCCTGTACGTCTGTATACATCTTTGCTTTCCATCATAGCAAGTTTTAAACTACTAATGAGTGTTTCGTCATACGCAATAAATTCATTAAGGTGTTCTCTGCGAAAACGTTCTTCGCCTATTTTACCTTCTTCTTCATCTGCCCACTTTTGATCTCTGTCAGGATGTGCTTTCCAATCAGCATTATAGCTTTTAAATCCATTTTTACCAACTTCTTTTTCGTTTCCGAAGTCATCTAGTGTATTACAAGCACCACGCCAGATCTGTGCAAATTGATCATCGTCTTGATTTGGTGTACTTGTAATAATACATTTACCACCTGTACTAAGTGTAGGACTCAGTGATGTCCAAAACTCACGAGCAATAGTAGGACGCACAAATGCAAACTCGTCTAAGTATGCTAGCGAAATACTTAAACCACGACCAGTGTTTTCTGTTGTAGCTTGTGCAATAATACGACTACCGTTATCAAACTCTAAACTACCTTTGTTGTATGCTGTAACACCTGCACGTACATGATCTGGTAATAGTTCGTAAGCAAATCTTATACGTTGCATAATCTCTTGAGCACCACTATACTTGTGCGCTGCAATAAGGATTGTTTGATCAGGCACATACATAGCATACCATAGCAGATATGCACCAGCCGCAGTTGACTTACCCATTTGTCTACTGATAAGTGCTATACTGTATCTGTGATTATGGTAAGCATCTAATAGTCCACGTTGAAAGTCAAACAACTTAAACTTCATTCTACCTTTGACTGGATGCTGAATCCAAACAAAGTTCTCAATAAAATATTGAGGATCTTGTGTACATCTTACAAGGTCTTCAATCTGTTGTTGATTGAACTTTTCCTTTTTGTACGGGCTTTTGATTAAGTTTGTATCTACACTCATTATAGTAGTACTTATGTCAGAAAAAAAGAGCTAGTTTTTACACTAGCTCTCAAAGTTAAATGCCTGATAATTTTTTAATTTGTTCTAAAGTAACGTCTTCGTCGTTACCTTCTAAATGGGCTCTGCCATCTTCTTGCATGCCCTGTTCGCTAAAGCCTACATCCATGCCAATTATTTCACTGATAGCTTCTTCAAATCCTGTGTCTGTATATACTGTCCAAGGACCGTCATGTTCAACTGTAACACTTACATATCCTTCTTCGTCCTTATCCATGTCATAGTCTGTAACTGTAACAGTTTTTGGATTTTGATCTTCTTTATCCCAAATGCTGTCACCGGCTAGTTTTATTTCCAATGGAAAATTTGGCTTGCTAGGATCTTCAGTAACCGATTGTTCCATGCCTGCTAACTGTTTTAGTACATTGATATCGTCATCTAGCTTGTGTGCTACATCTTTTTTCATTGTAGTTTTGTGTGTTTTTCCGCCAAACTCAAATGTATCTTTACCAGCTCTTGCTGCCGCAGCCGCTGCTTGGTTAAATGCATTTTCTTCAATGTCTGCTTCGTCAATAACTGATTCTTCAATGCCCATATTAGCTAGTAATTCATCTACAAAATCTTCAGGCATTGATTCAGCATTGTTAAATGTTGTGCCTGCTTCGGTTGCTAGTTGTTCTAGTTCGCTGTATAGAAATTTACCTATAGCATCACCTCTATCAACCAAGTCCATTACCATTTCAGATGGATTATCTGCATTAGCAATCATATCGATAACAGATTTTGTTGCGCCTTCGTTAAACTCATCTGCACTGCTTTCCTGAATACTTTCTTCGTCGTACTTTTTCTTTTTACCGTACTTGCCTTCTGCTTTAAATGACTGATATGCTTCGCTTACACTTTCTACTGTGTGATCTGGATACACATCTTCGTCTACAGTTACATGGTCACCGGCTGCGCCTAAATATCTACGCAAACTGTTATCACTTGGACTACCAAGTGTACCTTTATATTCCTGTGGATTAGGAGTTGTTGAAGCCGCATACTCGTCGCCTTCTTCAACTGGAGCTTCACCAACTAATTGATTCAACTGGTCAGGAGTGATCAAAGCAATCATTGCTCGCATATCTTCTCTACCGTCAGTTGGTTGTTCAGCTACCTGCTCTACTGGTTGTGGTTCTATTGCAGGTGCATCGTCTCTGGAAATTCCTGCTAATTTGTATAAGTCATTTAAGTCCATTGTCGTTACACCTTATATTCTTTGTAAAGCACTGTGCCTTTGCTGTCGTTAACTAATTTTTCGTTAAACTTATCACCGTAATGATCTTCGGGATTGATCTTTTCAGCTTCGCTATAATCTGCATCTGCTAGTACACTAGTTGCTTCTTCGTCGCTGTCTTCAGCAACTTCCCATAATTCTTCTGCTTCGTTCATGTTGTTTACAAACATTGAACCTAAACTACAGCCACAAATGCCTGCAATCTCTTCGTGTAAACTATTAGGAGTTGCTGGTAGTTTTGTTGTAAAATCATACATATAAACTTCCTGTGCACCTACATCAGCAAAGCCACGTGGCTTGTGCATAATAGTTTTATTGGGTGATCCCATGCTTTCCATGTTGTATTTTGCCATATGCGCTTCAATGCGGTCCATATGTTCATCTGAAATCTCATTTAGACTACGAAGTCTGAACGAGTAAGTTTTCTCAGATTCTACTAGGTATTGTTTCAAACTTTTCATCGCGATTTCCTTAACTGTAGTTATTTATCAGAGTTATTCATTTTATTAATAACAGCATTAATCAATGCGTTACGATCTTCAAACTCTTCTGCTTCGCCTTGAATGGCTGTGTCGTTGCCATTTGCTTTATTTTCTGCGGCATCAAACTTAGCTTTTTGTAGCTGTAGTTGAACCATTTTTAATTTTTTATCCATCTTTGCTGTTTTAGCAGTGATAGCATTGGTCATCATTGTACTTGCTACTGCAAATACATTTGCAGCATGTCTGTCTTCTACATTTTGTCCAAGATCCATCAAGTCCTGAAAAGCATGTATTGCTTTGTTGGCATAGTTGTCCATGTCAGCATCTAGTGTCTCCATGTCTCTTACCATTGGTAGTGCAGCATCAATCTTGTCTGCTGTGTCTAGCTGTTGCTGTAGTTGATTGAGATCCAATCCAGTTTCTTGTTGTTGGACAGGTTCATTCACTTCTTCATTCATTGGAGGTAAATCAAATACATCTTCAATTTTACTACTCATCGTTTCTTCCTTTTCTTGGGCTGATTAAACAGCTCATGTTCTGTTAGTACACGAAATCCAACACCTTGTCTATCACAAAATACTTTTGCCGCTTGCCATTTTGCTTCATTGACAATCGCCGCCGCCTTTTGTGTGTTACTTTTGGCATGAGCTAGGGTTTGTCCTGCAGGCTTAATTTCAATCATCTCTGCTTTTCGTTGTTTATTTTTGTCTTCGTACACTATAAAAAAGTCTGGTACATAGTGTGTGTTCTTACCTGTAGCTGGATTTCTGTAAGGTATTCTATGTGCTTCACTTGCCCATGCTAGTATATTTGGATGTGTGTCTAGTATACGCATAAACTTTAATTCCCATCCACTACGATACCTAGGGCGATGTTTGCCTACATATTTTCGAGGGTTTTTAACCTCGTATATGCCTTGATGAAATTTATTTGCCATTCTAGTAGTATTTATTAGTTAGTGTTAGGAACAATAAAAGTAGTACCGTTTATGTTTTCTAAACTTTCTTTACTAGGGTCGTATACGCCTTTATAAATCCTAAACAGTGTTTCCATAGGTGTAGTTGAGCTTACTATGCTTCTGTTACTAACTGTTGCGGCTTCTCTGCCGCCTTGTACAGCTTGTTGATCTGCGGCCTGAGCGCTAATAGGACCGCTTGATGTTATGTTGACATGTTCTGGTTGAAACTGTACTGTGTATTGAACAGGATTACTGTCACTATAATCTAATCTGTCATGATTAACGTTAGTCATCGTAACGTTATGTAAACTTGTACGTCTTCCGCCTTGTGCAGTATCTTGTTGATTAATTATAATCTGCTCAAAGAAAAATCTTTGATTGCCAGGTATAGTTTTTGCTCCAAAATCTCTAGCTGCGCCTGTGGCAAAATTACCGTTAATTATATCATATGCATTAGAATTGTTACTATCTAAATTATGACCGTGGAAATAATGTTTTGCATATGATCGCATCAGATAATCAAATTGACTATCTTTAGTGTCGTAAAAAATTATACTAATAGGCTGAATATCCATTCGAGTTGGAATATATCTCATTCGATTATATTGATTTAGTCGCACTACATTATAATCGTAATCCGGAAGGCCTACACTTGAAACTCTATCAAATGTAAAGGCTCTTCCAAAACTTTCATCTTCTAGGCTAACCGAAGGGTTGAGTATAAAATTAACGCTAAACTGAAATTTAGAACGTGGAATACCAGTAAGAACATTACTTCCGTGTTGTACTCCAAATTTATCAGCGGCAGCGTTATACGGGCCGGTGTTACTTATCAGTCCCATCGATTATCCTATAATACTTTAATTGCCGCCGCCAGTTGCGTTACTAACTGTTTGATCAGGTGTTTCTCCTGTTAGTGTAGCATTACCTGCTGCATCATAAATTTCCGCATTGTCGTAACGTATACTGACTGTGACTTGTACTTGATCACTATTTGAATAAGCCATGTCACCGTACTGAATATTTGCAATGTAGCATCCAGCAAGTTCAAACTTGTCTAGTACGCCTGGTGTTGGATTGCCACCGTCTAAACTTTCAACAAGCATTTGGAATTTATAACCACTACCTGCTCTACTGCTAGCTTGATTAGCATGATCAACTTGTCTATTAAGTTGATTGTTTAGTTCTCTTAGTACTGCACTATCTACGTCATCTCTAAGTACAATTGAGATTGGATCCCATGTGTGCTTACCTGCTAGATAAATTCTTGAATTGTATGCATCTACTGTCACTTCATCGTGAGTTAAACTTGGTCGTGTTGTACTGACTACACTTCTAGTGGGAACACCACTGAATGATTCACCAATAAAGTTTACTCTAAAACGATAAGCAAGTTTAGGCATAATTGTTGTTGTGTTACCTTGATTGTCTGGAACACCTAGTGTTGTAATAACTGCCATCTCTGTCTCCTTATAACTCCGGCTAACAGTATTTATGATTTCTAGTCAAAAAATTAGACGCCCGAAGACGTCTAATTAAGTATTATGTTAATTTTTTTAGTTTGTTGTTGATAATGCACCAGTATTTGTTAATCTAATCGGAATATAGATGAATTCTGCTGCTTTTGAAGGTTCAATTGCAACATCAACATAAAATTCATTACGATCAATTCTTGCTGGTGTATTATTAGATTCGTCACATACTACTGCAAAGTCATTGAGTCCTCGACGACTCAAAATATCTGCAAGGAATCGTTCGAATGCAACTTTAGCCCTTGCTCTTGTTTGTACATCATTAACTTCAAACAAGAACGGACGAGCTAGTTCATCGAATCTATCTCTGAGATATGCCACTAAACGTGCAACATTAACACGGTCCAAAGAACTTGCTGTTGTGTGTAATGTTTTTTGTCCAAATACAATTGTTCCTTGTCCTGGGAATGTTGTAATTGGATTTAGTTTGTCAGTATACATTGCATCACGCTGTCCTTGACTTAGTGCAACAGCTTTGAATTCATTCTCTGTTGTAATGTATCCAACTGCGGTTGCGTTTTGTACTACACCACGTGTTGTACCTGCTGGGGCAAACCACTGGAAACTAATATTATCGTTGTATGCATATGTGTACAGCGCCATATGACTTGCTGGTACTACAACAGTATTTCCAGTAACTGGCTCTGTTGTTTGACCTGCAGGATAATAAACTGCACTATATGTGTTGTTTGTTACCAGTCCATCTTCTCCGTTTTCTGTTGCATTTCCGCTGTTTTTAGTCCAGTTAACAACATCAGTTGGATTTTTACGCATCGGCGAATCAACAATGATAAATGCTGTTTCTCCACGATCACTGTTTAATGTAACCATTTCGTCTACTAGTTCAGGATAGTTCGGTGCAGCAATTAAGCTAAATCGATTGCCTGGATCTCTGAGATCTGTGCCTGTTGCAACTGCCTGCATTGCAGTTGCAATAACACCACGTTGCGCATATCTGCCAAAACGTCCGCTACCATCTGCATGATTACTTGTACCG